AAGGTTTTAATGAATGTTATAAGATGATACAACAATCAAAAGACCTTAACAGATATTTAAAGAAAAGAAAGTCTGATATATATTGTCCAGCCAATTATGGAACATTACAAGCATTAGCAAGTAACTCAAATGGACTTGATGGATTAAACTCACATATGGTTACTATAGACGAATTAGCAGCTATTAAGAATAGAGATTTATATGATTTAATGAAGCAATCAATGTCATCAAGAAGACAACCTTTGCTGAATTGTATAACTACTAATGGGTTTGTTAGAAATTCAATATTTGATTCGCAGTATGAGTATGCTTGTAAGGTACTAGATGGAAAGATTAATGATGATAGATTTTTACCTTTTATTTATGAACTTGATGATCCTGATGAATGGGATAAAGAAGAGATGTGGATTAAGGCTAATCCAGGACTAGGGACTATTAAGAAGGTAGAGTTTTTAAGGGATTGTGTAAATAAGGCTAAAGTAGATCCTGCTTTTAAAGCAACAGTAATGGTTAAAGATTTTAATATGAAAGAAAATAGCGCTAGTAGTTGGCTTAGATGGGATGAACTAAATAATGAAGAAATATTTGATATTAAATCTATGGGATTTAGATATGGAATAGGTTGTTTTGACTTAGCTGAGACTACCGATTTAGCAGCAGCTAAAGTTATATGCATGAGACCAAATGATAATAACATATATGTAATACCTATGTACTTCATCCCAGAAGAAAAGTTAAATAGAGTAGAAGACAATAAAGAAGATGATTTTGTTCCATATAAACTTTGGGAGAAACAAAACTTATTAAGAGTTTGCCCTGGGAACAAAATTCATAAATATCATATATTACAATGGTTTAAGGAAATTAGAGATATATTTGATATTTATATACCATGGTTTGGATATGATCCTTGGCATGTAGATGATAGTTTAAAACAGGAGTTCATAAATGAATTTGGGAAAGATTCA